CCCAAGCAGGGCTGGTTCATGCGCAGCGGGGCGGCGCAGACCCGGATGTTCATTGCCGCCAATCAGGTCGGCAAGACCTACGGCATCGGCGCCGAACTCCTCTCCTGGTGCCTCGGCTTCAACCCTTGGAACGGCGAGCCCGTGGTATTTCCTGGGGGCAGGAAGTGGCAGCCCGGGATGCGCTTTGGGCTTGCCGGCAAGGACTTCATCAACGCGCTCAGCGAAGACATCCTGCCCAAGATGAATGCCCTGCTGCCCTTGAAGGAGATGGGCTGCGAGTTCGAGAAGATCCAGGGGCGCGTGACCAGCAAGATCACCTTCCCCGCCCCGTTCTACACCTCGATTAAGCTCCTCAGCTACGAGATGGAGCCCGGCAAGTTCGAGGGCTACACCTGGGACGGCTTCGCCTTCAACGAGCCCCCGCCCCGCTACGCCTACATCGGCACCAAGCGCGGGATGATGAAGAACGGCGCCCCCATCCTCTTCGCCATGACCCCGCTCGAAGAGCCCTGGATCAAAGAGGAACTCTACGACGCCCCCAACGCCGTCCACATCAACCGGGAATCGGACCTCTTAAAGCTCACTCAGGAGTCGATCGCCATCGTCACCTGCGACCTCTCGGACACCCCCTACATCAGCGATCAGCAGAAGGCGCTCTTCGTGGCCGGGCTCGATGAAGATGAGATCGAGGCCCGCCAACACGGCCGCTTCCTCCACCTGATGGGCCGCGTCTACAAGAACTTCGACCGGGCGAAGCACGTTCTCGACGGCGCCGAGTGGTTTGCTCGAAACCCCGATTGGCGGAAGTACCCTGCCTTCCTCGTGGTCGATCCCCACGACCGCAAGCCCTTCGCGATGGCGTGGGGCGTGGTCACCCCGCGTGACGAGAAGGTCTTCATTCGCGAGTGGCCCGACTTCGACATCACGAAGGTCCGGTCCTACAAGGCCACCATCGACGATTACTGCGGGATCATGGACACCATCGAGGACGAACTCTGGAAGACCTCGACGGAAGGGGCGGCCTACGGCTTCGACAAGAAGCGCGCACCGATCGTGTGGCCGATCATGGACCCCCAGTTCGGAGTGGCGAAGAAGGCCACCACCGGAACCTCCGTGCAGGACGAGTTCGCCGACCGGGGCCGCTACTTCGACACCACCGTGGACAACGACATCCCGAGCGGCCACATCGCCGTTCGGAACGCCTTCAGCAGCGAGGAACTGTTCTTCCTCGACGGCTGCAAGAACCTGATCCGCGCCGCCGAGAACTACACCTGGGACGAGTTCCGGGGCAAGACCGACCACGCGCCCAAGGAAACGCCCCGCGACAAGTACAAGGACTTCATGGACGTGGTGCGCTACGCCATCAAGTTCGACATGAGGTGGATGGACCCCAACGTGGGCGTCGGCATGATGTTCCCCGCCGGGTTCCAGGATGGTGGGATGGGACGCAGGCGTTAACCAAGGAGGATGCGAATGAAGAGGAAGGCGAAGAGGCGTCGTGGAAGGATCATTCGACGCAAGCGTGGAGATCCTCGCCGCGGGTTTCCTCCGATTGATCGGGTTGGCGTGGTGGAGAAGGCGATCGAAGGATTGAAGAGCGCGAACCGATCCATCTGGGACGCTCTCTTTTCAACGTCGATCCAATCAGACCGATTCAGCGATCAGACCAAGTCGCTCCACAAGGTTCTGGACAAGCTCGATGAGCTTGCTGCCCGCGTAGAGATGCTGGAAACAAGGAAGCGCTGATGGCTCGCGTGATGGTCGGCAGCTTCTGGCGCCGCTTCGCCGCCAACTCGATCGGCCGCATTCGCGTGGGGCGGCGCGTCCCAACCACGGGCACCACCGGAGCGGGCGGCACCTTCGAGGGCATCAAGGGCTTCGGCACCCAGACCACCGGAGGTGCTGGCGGGCGCAGCTACCAAGTCACGAACCTGAACGACGAAGGCCCAGGCTCGCTCAGGGAAGCCTTCCTCTACGACGGCCCCCAAGTCATCACCTTCACGGTGGGCGGGATCATCTGGAACCTCTCGCCACTCAAGATCCGCCACCCCTTCGTCACCATCGACGGCAGCACCGCTCCGAGCCCCATCGTGCTCAAGGGCGAAGAGTTCCGCATCCGTAGTCACGACATCCTGATCGCGCACATCCGAATCCGCACGGGCGATGTGCTTCCTTGTGAGGACGGCTTCGACGACCGCGACGCAGCCAATGTGGGGGACGCCGGCTCGGACGGCGAGGTCTACAACGTGGTCCTCTTCCATTGCTCGCTGTTCTGGAGCGTGGATGAGTGCTTGACTGCCGACCGGGCGCACGACTTCACCTACCAGAACTGCATCGTCACCGAGGCGCTCTACCACTCCGAGCACCCCAAGACCAAGCTCGACGGCACGCCCCACTCCATGTCGATGCTCTTCCGATCTAGTGCCGGCAACCGCCCCTGCTACAACGGCTCGATCCACGGCAACCTGATCTCGAACGGGAACCAGCGCAATCCGCAGTTCACCGTCTGCACCAACATGGACTACCGAAATAATCTCTGTTACAACTGGGGCGAAGAGCCGCTTGCCTTGGAGGGCGGTGGGCTCAAGGTGGTGAACGTCGTCGCCAACTACTACAAGCCCGGCCCCAACACCGTGTTCCCGCCGGTCGGCAATCCGACCTCGTGGTTCCGGGTGGCGAACAGCGCCGTAGGCGCCAAGGTGTTCATCCAAGGAAACACCGGCCCCCTCGACGGGGACTTCATCACCGACCCCAACTTCAACAACTGGCTCTTCCTGCGCCTGGACAGCGGGATCACACCGCCGGACACCCCGGACCACCACCTCGCCGCGCCTTTCGACTGTCCGGCCATCGACCAGCTCTCGGCGGCGCAGACCTACCAGTACGTCTTGGACAACGCGGGCGCCACGCTGCCCTACCGCGACGCGCACGATCTGCGAGTGCTGGCCCAGGTGGTCAACAACACGGGGGCCTTCATCGACTCGCCCACCGACGTTGGAGGCTGGTAGTGAAGCTGTCCGTCATCATGCCGGTGGTGGATGTGCCGATCGGCAGCGGCCGCGCAGGTTTCTGGCTCAAGAACTCGATTCAGAGCGTGCTCGACGGGGGGCACGAGGACTTCGAGTGCCTGATCGGCTGCGACGGGGACGTGGACGCGATTCGCGAGGTGGTCGAGTCCTTCAAGGACGACCGCTTGCGCTACATCCCGTTTCCGTTCACCGGGAACTGGGGCAACTTCCAGCGCAACCGCATGATGCGGGATTACGCGACCGGTGACTACTTCACGTTCATGGACCACGACGACAGCTACACGAAGAACGCGCTGAAGGAGATGGCGCTCGACATCGCCGACTTCCCAGGCAAGGCGTTCTTCTATCGAGTTCTGCTGCGAAATGGTGTCGTCGTCTGGTTCACGCGCGACGTGGGGATGCCGAGGAACATGACGGGGCAGGGGTGTGTCGTCCCGCGCGATGCCGGCTACCCGCTTTGGGGTGAGTCGGCCGACCGCAAGGAAGACCTCTACTACTACAAGGCGATCCATCAGCACGCGCTGGAGATCGGGAACCCAGTGATGTGGGTGGAGACGGTGGTGGCGCATGTGCGCCCGTGGGCACCAAGGGAACTTCTTTCGTGGCTACACCCGCTTGAGGAGCCGCTCAAATCATGATCGGCCCCGAGCAGATGCTCGTCAGCTACACGATCGGCGCCTTCCCGATCGAGCACATCTATGGACTTCGGCAGAAGTATCCCAAGTTCGGGGTCTTCGAGTGGGATGAGGAAACCTACTTCTGGGTCCACGGAGAGTGCTCCGGAGTCTTCGAGGGAGAAGGGCATCTCGTTCGGATCGGTGTTCACAAACCTGAAGATCCGAGTGCCCATTGGGATGCTCCCGAGAACCGGGCGCTCGTCTGCACGCTCGATCAGCAGATCCTGACAGCCACCGGAGAGTGGGTCGAGGCGCAGAATCTGGAGGTCGGACAGCGCCTTCAACACTTCTGCGGCAATGGTCACACGGCGATGGTGGATTCGATCGACTTCATCGGTAAGGGCCGCTGCTTTGGACTCTACGGGGTTTACTTCGGAACCGTGGCGATCTCAGGGATGATCCTCAAGTGTGAGAGGGTGGGAGCGGGACTGGGTCGCGAGGACGAGATGAAGACGGCTCGTAGCGTCGGACTCTCAAGGTGGGGATGGGGAACATGAGCGAGGTGACCGAGGCCGACCTGATGATCCGATCGGTGGAGCACGGCGATCTCAAGAAGCTGATGGAGCATCGCAACGACTGGGGGACCCGCCGCTTCCTCGAAGACTGCCGCGAGGTGACCGAGGAGGACCAGGAACGGTGGTTCAAGGGCGCGAGCGAGCGCTACCGGATCATCGAACTCGAAGGGCTCCGCATCGGCCTCATGCGCTTTCACGCCTACGCGGGCGGGGACGCTGAGATCGGCGTGGACATCTTCCGAGAGCACCGCCGCCACGGCTACGGGACCGCCGCGATGCAGCGGGCGATCCTGATGGCGCGGGAACTCGGCTGCAAGAGCTGCTCCTTGTGGGTCTTCATGGAGAACGACCCCGCGTTGGCGATCTACGCCAAGCTCAAATTCATGATCGACATGAACACGCCGATGAAGTTCTTCTTCCGAGGCCCGACCCCGATGCACTACGTTCGGATGGTGCTGGCGCTGTGATCCCGCTCTTCAAGGTCGCCACGAATGTCGAGCAGGCGCTGAAGAACGTTGAGGAAGTCCTGCGCTCGGGCTACGTCGGGCAGGGCCATTGGTGCGAGCGCTTCGAGGAGGGCGTGAAGAGGCTCTCGGGCCACAAGCGCTTCCTCTACGTCAACAGCGGAACGAGCGCGCTCCAACTCGCCTACCACCTCGCGGGCGTCGGACCCGGCACCGAGGTGATCTCCACCCCGATCACCTGCATCGCCACGAACACGGCAATCGTGGCGCTTGGTGGGTCGATCGTGTGGGCGGACGTGAATCCGAAGACCGGGCTGATCGACCCCAAGGACGTGATCCGCAAGGTGACCTCGCGCACGCGGGCGATCGTGGGCGTGGACTGGGGCGGACGTGGCTGCGACTGGAAGGCGCTCCGGGAAGGAACGCGCGGGATCTCGCTGATCGAGGACGCGGCACACCGGATTCCGGGAGCCTTTCCATCTCAGGGCGACTTCATCTGCTACTCGTTCCAGGCGATCAAGCACCTGCACACGGCCGACGGCGGCGGGCTCGTCTGTCCCTCGGACGCCACCCACGAGCGGGCGAAGCTGCTTCGCTGGTTCGGGCTCGACCGCACCCGCTCGGACTCCATGCGCTGCTACCAGCCGATCGACGAGGCGGGGTGGAAGTTCCAGCCCAACGACGTGCTCGCGGCCATCGGCTGCGCCAACCTCGAAGCGGCTTCCTGGGAGCGCCGAGAGTCCGGGCTCTCTTCCTCGGAGATCGCTGAAATCTACGCCCACGATCTCTCGGGCAGCCCCTTCGTCTACGCGCCCGCGGCCACGTTCATGCCGTGGCTCTACACCATCCTCGTCAGCAGCCCCGCCGCCTTCGAGCACTTCGCCGCCGAGCGCGGGGTGATGGTCAGTCAGGTTCACGCGCGCAACGACATCTACGGGTGTTTCAAGGAGTTCCAGGACGGCCACCTACCTGGCGTGGACTTCTTCGCGGCCCATCAGGTTTCCATCCCGTGCGGGTGGTGGATGGAGCCTGCGCAGGTTTCCCAGGTTGTCCAGATGGTAAAAGACTGGGCGTTGACCCCGGAGGCTCGCTGGTCGATGGAGTGACCGCCCGTGAAGATTGATCCTTCCGTCGATCTCGTCGAGGCGATCCGCAACACGGCGAGAGGGAAGGACTTCTTCCAGGACGTGCAGCGCCGCGCCCTCTCAGACACCTCCGACTGCATGGGGTGGCGGCAGAAGATCGACCACTATCGCGGGCGCCGCTACTGCATGGAGTTCCGGGATCCGCAGTATCCGTGGCCCGGTTCTTCGTCGATCGTGATGCCGCTGATCGACAAGAAGATCGACGAGATCAAGCCGCAGTACGTCAACCTCGTGACCGCCGCGAAGCCCCCGGTCACCGCCATCGCGGTGGACAAGGCGAGCCAGCAGAACTCGGGCAACGTCGAACTGTGGTTCGAGTGGCTGATCCAGTTCGGGTCGCCCGGCTTCGTCGAGAGCACGATCCTCTCGATCGACGACCTTCTGGAGAAGGGGCGCGGGATCCTCTGCTCTCAGTGGATCTACGAGACGCGGCAGGCCGCCGAGATCCTTGACAGGAGCCGCCTGCCCGAGCGCCTGCGCGCGCTGATCGTCACGCCCAAGGGCAACGCCGACCTCCTGCACGCGATCACGGGTGGGCAGGTGCCGGTCATCAACATGGGCGAGTTCGACCAGCTTCGCCCCAAGATCGCCGAGATCATCCGAAAGGAGTTCGACATCGACGCGGAGGAGCCGCGCGATCAGGATGCCTTCAACGCGATCATGCGGTGGCTCAAGAGCGGGGCGAAGGACAAGATCCGGGTCGAGCGCCGCGACACCGTCTTCGACGTTCCGGGCATCCGCCATGTCCGTCCCGAGGATCTCGTTCTTCCCACGAACGCGCGCGCGAACATCGAGGAGGCCGAGCGGATCACGGAAGACCTCTGGTTCACGGAGGTGCAGATCCGGCAGAAGGCGCGGGATGGCGAGTGGAACGAGGAGGCGGTGGACGCCATCCTCGACAGCAAGAACGGGAATTCGACCGAGGCCCGCAAGTACACGATGGGCGAGGTCGGCGACGCCATGCGCGAGGGCGTCAGCAACGTCGAGAAGGGCCTCTACAACCTGAAGAGCACTTGCTGCTGGTTCAGCAAGTCGGACGGGGCGCCCGATCGCAAGGCCGTCCTGCTCTGGAGCCCGGCGAGCGCCGACATCCCGGTCAAGTTCACCGAGTACGTCCGCCCGAGCGGTCAGTGGCCCTACCACAGCGCGGTCTTCGAACTGAACAAGGACCGCTGGTACTCGGCGCGTGGGATCCCCGAGAAGATCGACGACATCGACTTCGAGATCACGAAGCAGCACCGCTTCAAGCTGAACCGGGCCGAGATCGCCACCGCCCCCACGATCAAGTTCAACCCGTCCTCGGGGATCAACCCGGCGACGTGGCGCTGGATCCCCGGGCAGATGATGCCCATGCGGAACCCGTCGCTCGACGCCATCCCGATGGAGTTCCCGCAGCTCGATGTGGTCTTCGAGCGCGAGGAGCAGGGGCTGCTGACGTGGGTGGAGCAGTTCCTCGGGGGCACCGACTTCGGGCTGTCCTCCCCGCTCTCGACGATGAGCGAGCCTAGGACGGCGACAGAGATCGGGGCGCTCGGGGACCGTGCCCGACAGAGCCTCTCGCTGCGCGGGTTGCTCTTCCAGCACATGATGATGGCCCCGGTCTACCGGGAGATGTACGACCTCTGGATGGTCCACGGGAACAAGGAGAAGTGGATCCAGTTGACCGGCAGCGACCCGGTGATGCTGACCAAGGAGGAGATGCAGGGGCAGTTCGTCCTGCAATGCACCGGGACCATCGGGAACAGCGACCCGGCGCAGGAGGAGCAGAAGGCCCTCATGCGGATCAAGGTGCTCTCGGAGGTGGCCCCGATGCTCGGGCCGACCTGGGAACTGGACATGGGCGCCGCCGTGGCCGACTGGATCCAGAAGTCGGACATGCGCTTCGCCAAACTCGTGCTCAGGAAGCGCACGGACGCCGAGGTGAAGAAGATCATGGACGACCAGAAGCGCCAGCAGGCTGCCGCGCTCATGGCGCAGCAGTTGGCGAACACGCCCCCGGCGCCTCCCCCGGAGATGCCCGACCGCTCGAAGAGCGTCCCACCCCCCACCTTCCAGCTTCAGCAGGAGCAGAACGGTGAGGCCGAGACTGCCGGGGCGCTCCAGTGAGCGCGCTCCCCACGATGCCGCCTTCCCTGGAGAAGCTGATCGCGGACGGGCAGATGCTCGCGGCCTTGAAGGGGACCGCCGGGTACGCCGAGTACTTGTCCTGCTTGGATGAACTGCGCGCTTTGAACTACTTGGATATATTGAACCAGAGCGATAAGGACGCCATCCTGATCGCGGTCGGCGAGGCTCGGACTCTTTTCAAGGTGAGGCGCTTGCTCGATGAACGGATCGCCCAAGGAGCTGCGCTTACCGCTGAACTTGATGCTGCGGTGGAAGCGCTTCGTGCTCGCGAAGCCGCCGCCCAACGCACCTTCGCCCCTCGGGTTGACCCAAGATTCCAGCGGACGCCTGCGGTTGGCTGATCCGCGACCCAAGACCTGGGGCGACCGCGAACGCTCGGTCGAAGGCTTCATCCGAAACCACTCCTGAGGAGTTCCACATGGCGGTTCTGCACCACGGGGCCAAGATCGACCTGGGAGGCCCGGCGATCAACCTCGCCCACAAGGATCAGCGGGACAGCGGCGGCCCCTTCAAGGTGGCGCTCGGCACCCCGACCTCGTGCGCTCCGAAGAACGGCGCGAACATCACGGGGGGCGCGGCCTGCTACGGCTTCGACTACGACACGCCGACGAGCAAGGGCCACAACGGCTTCCCCGGCTACCCGGTCCCGACCAAGAGGAGCTGACCATGCCTGTGAATCGAGGCGGTGGGAAGA